AGGAATGACAATTGCTAATAAACTTCGCAATAAAGACATCTTGTGGGCTTCGCATAGTTATGGTAAGATATATCCTAATAATGCAAAAGATGCAGGTGACATGACCGACGAGGAAATTGCCACATGTATTAAGAATTCTGTATCCGATATTGAATACAGAACCTGGAATCCATGATATAATGAAAAGACAGACGGATCTATACCGTCAACTATAAGGAGAAAATAAATGGGTATCGTTAAAGGACTAAAGGGCTTGAATGCAGTTATGGACAAGCCACAGTCAAATTCAGAAGGTAGCAAGGCTCGTTGGGTTAAGCTTGAAGATGGAGAAAGCGTAAAGATTCGTTTCCTTCAAGAACTAGATCCAGATTCACCAAGTTATAATGATAAGCTAGGACTGGGCTTTATTGCAGTCGAACACACAAATCCAAAAGACTATCGTCGCAAAGGTCTCTGCTCAATGGATGACCAAGGTAAGTGCTATGGTTGTGAACAACACCGTAAGGACTACAAGGCAGGATGGAAGGGTCGTACACGACTTTACATCAATGTCTTGGTTGACGATGGCAAAGAAGAGCCATATGTTGCAATTCTTTCACAAGGCTCAAGCGGTAAGACCGTTACACCTACACTAATCGAATACGCAGGAGAAATGGGTTCAATCACAAATCTCATGTGGCGTATCAAGCGTACTGGTACAAAGACAGACACCAGTTACACGATCATCCCACTTGCAAAGGATGAAACTCCATTCGACGCATCAGCGTTGGAACTATACAAGTTGGAAGAGACAGCAGTTCGTGATCTTCCATACACAGAGCAGGAAGCTTTCTTTAATGGAGAAGGCGGAAGCGCAGAGTCGGATTCAGCAACTAGTAGCAATCTCGACTGGTAATATCTAATTAAAGGCGGAGAGTTAATGTCATTCACACACTTACATGTGCATTCATATTATTCACTTATGGATGGCCTTAACTCTCCTGCCGAATTAGCGCAGGCAGCAAAAGATGCAGGGCAAACTGCATTAGCAATTACAGACCACGGTACTTTGGCTTCTCACCGTGATATGCAAATAGCATGTAAAGAAATTGGCATTAAGCCAATACTTGGGGTTGAGGCATATATCTCCCCCACAGATAGATTTGATCGTTCATCTAAAACAGATAAATCAATTCAGGCATATAATCATATTATTCTTCTGGCAAAAAATCAGACTGGTCTTAATAATATTCATACTCTGCAAGAGTTGGCGTGGAACGAAGGCTTTTATCATAAGCCACGTATTGATAGAGAGATATTAAATGAATACTCCGAAGGCATTATTGTTTTGTCTGGATGCCTTAACGGCATTGTTAGCAAGGCTATTGAAAAAGAAGACTATGCAGAGGCTAAACTTCTGCTCAAGAATTTTAAAAAGACTTTTCTGGATGATTTTTATGTTGAGGTACAATCTCACAATCCGAAAGAAATAAACTCAAAGCTTTTAGAACTAGCAGATGAACTAGGAATTAAGGCGGTAGCAACAGGAGACGCACACTTTGCTAAAGGCGAAGATAGAATATTAGAAGAGGCTATGCTTATTCTATCTACATCACCTAAAGCAGATAAAGAGGCAGACTTTGACATGTCCAGAAATATGAAGGACATGCTAGATAGATTTAATTACTTATATCCTGACCGTAAAATTTCATTCCAAGACTACAATTTATTTATTCAGACTCGCCAAGAGATTGAGGCGGACTTTAAAGAGGCTGGCATAAATAGAACAGACATATTTGATAATACTATGGAGATAGCCTCCAAAATTGAAGAATACGAGTTTCACAGGGGTCTAGACCTTCTACCAGTCCCTAAGACCAATGCTGACCAGAAACTGGCTCAGATGGCCTCAGAAGGCCTTAAACGCCTATCCCTAGATCAGGATAAGGTCTATGTTGACAGGTTGGAAGAAGAGTTATCTGTAATTAAAGATAAGAAATTTGCATCATACTTCCTAGTTGTGGCAGATATGATTAACTGGGCTAAACAAAATAATATTACGGTTGGTCCAGGTCGTGGTTCTGCTGCAGGCTCATTAGTCTGCTATGCCCTAGGAATTACAGATGTAGATCCAATTAAATATGATTTGCTTTTCTTCCGCTTTATTAATCCTGAGCGTAATGACTTTCCTGATATTGATACAGACTTTGAAGACCGCCGTCGCAAAGAGGTAAAAGATTATTTGAAGAAAAAGTTTAAGCACGTTGCATCTATTTCTACATTTACTTATTTTAAGGATAAGGGTGTAGTTCGTGATGCTGCTCGTGTATTTATGGTTCCGCTTGGCGATGTCAACAAGGCCCTGAAGTCTGTGGACACATTCGAAGATTATCTAGAGTCACCTAATACAAAAGAATTTAGAACCAAATATCCAGAAGTAACTTGGCTTGCAGAAAGACTTCGTGGCAAGATCCGAAGTGTTGGCGTACATGCTGCAGGTGTTGTTGTTGCTAAAGATGATATTAGAAAGTATGCACCTATCGAATCTCGTGAGGATGCACAGGATAAAGTTTCTGGAAGAATTCCAGTTGTTGCTTATGACATGGATACAGTCGCAGATATTGGTCTGATAAAGCTTGACGCTTTGGGCCTAAAGACCTTATCTGTGATTTCAGATACATTGAAATCAATTAAAGATAGATCTGGTAAAGACATTAATTTATCTTCAATTCAATTAGATGATAAGAATGTATATGGAATGTTAAGCGAAGGATATACAAAGGGAGTGTTTCAGGCTGAAGCAACTCCATATACAAATCTACTTATGAAGATGGGCGTAAGCACATTTGAAGATTTGGCAGCATCAAACGCTCTTGTACGCCCAGGAGCTATGAATACAGTGGGTGCTTCATATATTAACCGTAAGCATGGCAATGAAGCAATTAAATATGTTCACCCAATTATGCAACCGTTTACGTCAAACACATATGGCGTTATTATTTACCAAGAGCAGGTTATGCAGGCTTGCGTTCACCTTGGTGGAATGACTTGGTCTGAGGCAGACAAAGTCCGTAAAATTATTGGAAAGAAAAAAGATGCAAAAGAGTTCGACCAGTTCAAGGATCAATTTATTGCTGGGGCTGAAAAGCATATTAGTAAAAAAGAGGCGCAGCATCTTTGGCATGATTTCGAAGCCCACGCAGGGTATTCGTTCAATCGTAGTCATGCCGTTGCTTATTCTATGCTTTCTTATTATACCGCTTGGCTTAAGTTTTATTATCCTCTTGAATTTATGTTTTCGTTACTTAGAAATGAGGGAAACAAAGACACCAGAACAGAATACTTGATTGAAGCAAAGCGACTAGGACTTAAGATTCGCCTGCCTCATATCAATGAGTCTGACATTTATTTCTCTCTCAAAGGTGATGCTATTATATTTGGTTTGGCAGAAGTTAAGTTTATTTCTGACAGCATAGCAAATAAGATTATAGACCAACGACCATTTACTAATTATAAGGAGTTTATAGATAAAGCTTCTAAGAAAGGTAGTGGTATTAACTCTCGTGCTATATCAGCATTAAATGCAATCGGTGGTGCGGCATTTGAAGATAATCCTAGAAGCGGAACAGAGAAAGATAACTACTATGAGTATTTAGGTATACCCACATTTAATTTAGATTTGCCTCCACGAATTAAAGCACAGGCTAGACCAATTGAAGAGTTTGATGAACTAGGATCATTTGTAATGTTTGGTATGGTCAAAAATATCAAGCGTGGAAATGGGTGGGCAAGAGTAGAACTAGTAGATGAAACTGGCTCTATTGGATTATTCCACCATGAGCAAACGCAAATTGAAACAGGTCAGATGTATTTTATTCTAGTAGGAGATAATCGTATTGCTAGATATATTAAGGTTAGCGAAATTGGTCCAGATTCTAAGGACCTATTTGTTGACTACCTATATCGTAAGCAGTATGACCTTGCGGAGAACGAATATTATGTGATAAACTTTACCCCGTATAAGACAAAAGCTGGCAAGATGATGGCTCATATTGTTATGACTGATAAGGATAAAAACCTTACACGAGCCATTGCATTCCCAACCATGTATAAGATGTCTCTCGCTAAAATGCGTGAAGGCATGAAGTGCCAAGTAATATTAAAAGAATTAGATGATGGCACATTGAATGTTAAGGAAATAAAATGACAGAAGATATTATTCAGTCTATGAGCCTGAATAAAATACTTGTAGCCCTACTAGAAGAATATGGAACCCTATCAGTACCCACATTAAAGTTTGTGGATGCTGGAGGACAAGATAAGGAGCTAGTAGTTGAATACGATGATGATACCTTAACATTTAAATTTAGTTTAAGGAGCAAAAATGAACAGCAATGAAATAGTTACAGAGTATGGTTTAGATGCCCTTTCAGCCCTATTGCATGAAACAGCAAGACAAAAGGGGTTCTGGGACGGAGAATATACTCACGACAAGATAGGTAATAAGCTTGCCCTTGTCCACTCTGAAGTAACAGAGGTGCTTGAAGCAATTAGAAAGTCTAAGGGTAGTGAGCATATAGTAGAAGAGATCGCAGATATTATCATTCGAATACTTGACGTATATGCTGCAATGAGAAATGAAGAGCAGATTCTTCATAGCCTAGATGAAATTCTAGAAAAGAAAATTAATATAAATAAAGAGCGTCCAAAGCTTCACGGCAACCTATTCTAAATGGTATAATGGGAGAAAGAGAAAAGATAAATAATGACAATTGTATTAGATGATGTATTAGCAAAACTAGATCCAAAAACAAGAGCACGAGTTCAATCAGCACAAGAAGTTCAAGTACATAAGCAGGCTACGCCCAGCATTGGCTTGAATATGGCATTGCGTGGTGGACTACCGTATGGCCGTCAGGTCCTTGTTTGGGGAAATAAGTCTGCTGGCAAATCCTCTTTCTGCCTACAAATGATTGCTATGGCACAAAAAGAAGGAAAGACCTGTGCATGGATTGATGCGGAAGCGTCTTATGATCCTAAATGGGCAGAGCAACTAGGAGTAGATTCAGAAAAACTTATTTACTCTCCAGCCAAAACTGTAAATGATATGGTGGATGTTGCAACAAAATTGATGGAGGCGGATGTTGATTTAATTGTTGTTGACTCTATTTCAGCATTACTTCCAGCAATCTATTTTGAAAAAGACGGAAATGAATTAAAGGATTTGCAAGATACTAAGCAAATCGGCGCTGAAGCAAAGGATATGACCCACGCAGTCAAAATGTTAAACTATGCAAACAAAAACACATTACTTGTTCTCATCTCACAACAACGAAATCAGTTTGGATCTATGCATGCTAGCCACATCCCCACGGGCGGAATGGCTGTTAAGTTCTTCAGTACCACCGTCATTAAGCTTTGGTCGTCTGAAGCTGAGGCTAATGCTATTAAAGCTGGCATTAAAGTTGGCGACAAAATTATCGAACAAAGAGTCGGAAGACCAGTTAACTGGATTGTTGATTACAGCAAAGTCTCACCCCCTAATCTTTCGGGACAATACGACTTCTACTACCAAGGCGAGACTGTTGGTGTAGACCGTGTCGGAGAAACTCTTGATGTTGCCGAAATGTGCGGAGTCGTGGAAAAAGGTGGTGCTTGGTACACCGTGGATGGGGAACGGTTCCAGGGACGTGCGAAAGCAGTGCAATACCTTCGTGATAATCCAGAAGTAGTTAAAAAGCTTATAGGTGAGATTGATGCCAAATCTTAATGAGTTTATTGGTCCAAAGCCAGAGAAGATTCATAAGGTAGAGTTAGAAAAAATAGGTGGCGCTAAGCCATGCGCTAAATGTGATTCTGATTCTGAAGAAACATTTTGGGATCCAATTAATTTAATTATGTCGTGGACATGTACTAGTGGCCATGCTAATACGTTTAAGGTTAATTAATGTCTGAAAGATCGGAGGCGAAAAGAGATGGCGCAAAACAACAAAAGAACAGTGGACGTGGTGATTATCAGAAGGGTGACGCTACGTGGAACTCTTTCGTGGTGGATTATAAAGAATACGAAAAATCGATCTCTATTTCGCAAAGTATTTGGGCTAAGATTTGTACAGACACTTTTAAAGTTAGTCGGGATAAGTATCCTGTACTCAAGCTCATCCTTGGCAAGGACAATAGCAAAACGAGGCTTGCGGTAATAGAATGGACACTGTTTGAACAAATGGTGAAAGAATGGGAGAGTAAAAATGTCTAGCGGTAGCAGAAATAATAAACATCCATTTAATCCTACACAGATTAAAAATGGAAGAATAGTAAGACTTAGAAAAGATGGAACTGTAAAGGCCGATCTTGGCCCATACAAAGTTAATCATAAGAAGGCAAAGTAATGAAGGATATCCTGTACACGACATTGACTGGAGTAGCGGTAGGTGGAGTATTTAGTCTACTTAAACTTCCAATTCCAGCCCCTCCTGTATTTGCAGGACTAATGGGAATCGTAGGTCTTTGGATGGGCTATGCTCTAGTAACGAGGTTTATTTAATGACTACGTTTGCAGTATTTATGATGGGCATAGCTTTAGGTTTTGTAGTAGGATATCCATTTGGATTATTTATTAATAAGTTAGATAAGAGGTATAAAGATGGCGGAAGATAAAAACGCTTTAGAATTAATTAGCGATATCACAGAGTTTAATGATCTACATGAGTTTATGAAGGACGATCATTTGGACAAGGCTCTTGCTATTGTAGTAAAGCTTCTTATGAATCCAGATGTTCCTGCAGCGAAGGCTCCACATTTAATTATTGAACTGCAGGCTATGTCTACAAAATTCTCTATGCTTGCTGCGGTATACTCTACTATTGCTAAGGATAAAGCGGGTACAGTAAACAACAATAAGAAGAATGTATACTATTCAGCAAAGGAGTCAATCGATAAACTTGTGGATGCCCTCAAGTATGTCGTCCGATATAATGGCTAGAGATATTGTAAAGAATTTAAAATTTAAAAAATACGAAGGCAAGTTCAACGTTGCCGAATTTGCTAAGATGCTTGATGATGCGTATTTAGCAACAAAACGGCCAGATGGCGATATGACTAAGAAATCATTTAGCCCAAGTAGCCTAGGGTATGGACATGGAAATTGTCCACGCTATTGGTATATGGCATTTAGCGGAGCACATTTCATTGACAACAATGATGCAACTGCTGTTGCAAATATGGCATATGGAACACAGGCTCACGATAGACTGCAGAAACTAATTTCTGGTCAATCATCAGATTTATTTAAAGATAATCCAATGAAGTCTGTTCAGACTGAAATAGAGATTACTAATGAATACCCTCCTATTCGTGGCTTCATCGACCTTGTAATTAATTGGGATGACGAAGAAGTAATTGGAGAAATTAAGACTGCAAAGCAAGAAGTATGGGATACAAGGCAGGCAGAGATGAACCCTTCTGCAAACCATATGCTTCAACTACTAACTTATATGAAATTGCGTAATGTAAAAGAGGCTTTCTTCTTGTACGAAAACAAGAATACTCAGGAGATCCTTCTTATTCCAATTCAAATGACAGAGAAGAATAAGAAGATTATTGATGAGTTATTTGTTTGGATGTGTGAGGTTTGGGATAACTTTAAGGATGGAGATATTCCAATGAGACCATTCCTTAAAACTAGCTATGCTTGTAAGAGCTGTCCAATTAAGAAAGAATGCTGGGCGGGAGAAACAGGTTTAGTTCAAATTGAAGCTTATGAGGTTCCAAAGTTATGATTTGCGCCAATAAAGAATGCGCTAAAGAATTTGAGCCAAAGACTCATAATCAAAAATATTGCACAGATGAATGCTGCCGTGTTGCTACAAATAGGCGGATCATGGAAAAGTATTATGAGAAAAAGGCTATCCGCAATGGAGCAAAACGTGGCTGTACAAAATGTGGGGCACAATTAAGCAGATATAATGAATCTAGTTTATGTTCATCATGTACAAAGGCTCGTAATGAACAGAATAGAAAGAAGCTTCTGGGGTTAATTAATGAGATTAGCTGAGTTAGTTAAGACTAAGGCTAACCGTGTATTAGGTATAGATGCCTCTACAAATTCCGTAGCCTTCTGTTTAATGGAAAATGATAAGCCATTAAAGTGGGGCAAGATTGAATTTACTGGCGCAGATATATACGAAAAGATATATGACGCTAAAATAAAGATGCATGCTATGTTAGATGAGTTAAAGTCTGACTATATTGCAGTAGAGGGTGCAGTCCTTGTCAGATCCCCTGATGCCGTGATAAAATTATCTTATGTCTATGGTGTGGTCATTGCTGAGCTTATGTCTACTGGGGCTAGTGTTATCACTATATCTCCTACATCTTGGCAAGCATATATTGGAAATAAAAACCCAACAAAGATGGAGAAAGACAAACTTAGGTTTGAAAATCCAGGGTATGCTGACTCTTGGTATAAAAACAAGATGCGTCAAATCAGGAAGCAACGAACTGTAGATTACTTTAACAAGAAGTATAATTTAGAACTAGATGATTTTGACGTGGCAGATGCATTCGGCATTGCCCATTATTCAAATACGGTGTTAACTGAGCGATGAAATTATATGAGAGTCAAACATGGCTATATCGTAGATATGTTGTGCAAAAGAAAACCGTGACAGAAATTGCGGAAGAGTGTAAGGTCTCTGCTATGACTATTCAGAGACATTTAGAAAAATTTGGTTTAATAAAAAAACGATGAAGTTCACACATAAAATATTCCATTTAGATAAAGATATAAATCGTAATCATTTATACCTATCTATGAATCAATATATGAATAACTATTCTCAAGAGCTAGATAGCCCTACAATAAGCATATCTAATCAAGAAGAATTAAATGGTTTTTATGCTTCTAACCCGATAATTAAATTTTACAATGATGGGTATGAATTTAATAATGAGATTGGATGGCGTTACGGAGAACTTGGAATTTGGGCAAGCAATATAACAGCTTACAAAAATTTCTTAAAATCAGATTCAGACTATTTAATTTTGATGGAAGATGATATTGTTTATAAAGATGGCTTCTTTAGTAGTCTTGTAAACTATCTAAATCAACTTCCAGAAGATTGGGATGTCTTTTTTTATTATGCACCACAAAACAAAATTCCATCTGAAATTTATTCAGACGATAAAGATGTCTGTAGGGCATATCAAGACTGGTCCTGCCTTTGCTATGTAATAAATAGAATTACCGCAAAAAGAGTGGTGGATGATGTTTCTAATAATCAAATTAGTCTCCCAATAGACTACTATTTTTTAAAACAAAATAAATATAATTGTTATACAGTAAAACCAAATTCTAAATTTTACTGTGAAATTGCAGATATTGAATCTACATTTCAAACTAAGCAACAAAGAAAGGTATTAGCATGAGTAGAGAGTTAGCAGAAAAATTACCAAATTGGTTTTTAGGAAATAAAACTCAAGAAGATTTTGATAGACTGCTTGATGAATTTAGAGGTAAGCCAAATCTAAAGTTTCTTGAAATAGGTTCTTTTTGCGGTAATAGTGCAGCGTGGACAATTGAAAATATTTTAACGGATAAGACATCTACATTAACATGCATAGATCCATGGAATGGAAATATTGTCCATGAAGAATTTGATTTTGCAGATGTTGAAGCAGCTTTTGATCAACAATTAGATCCATTTAAAGATCAATTAATTAAACAAAAAGCCTATAGTGATGAGTGGCTAATGAAGAATCGTTCAATTCAATATGACTTTATTTATATTGATGGAGATCATATGCCGCAAGCATTTATGATGGATGCCTTGCTTTCTTGGGAGATACTAAAACCAGGAGGGATTATGGCAATTGATGATTATGCATGGACACATCCTAGGGGGATAAGATATAATCCTGGTCCAGCAATTGATATGTTTGTTAGCATGTATTCAGAACATTTAACAGTTTTGGAAAAAGGCTGGCAAGTATGGATAAGAAAGAATGTTGATTATGTTCGCCCTGAACATATTCATGAATAAAAGGCGGAGAGATGTTAGAACCAGTATTTCCAGACTCCATAGACTTTAAATGCGAAGATCTATATTTACTTACAGTTGGAACAGAAGCAGGTAAAGAAATTTGGCATACCTGCCATGAAATTGCACACATGCTTATTAAGAAAAATATTGCTTATGGCAATTCAGCCCTTGACCCTGTTCGCATATTTTCAAAGGCGGGGCCAAGAGAGCAGCTTCATGTCCGTATTGATGATAAATTAAATAGACTTATGAAGGGTACAGATTATCCAGGAGATAATGATATTGATGACCTAATTGGCTATTTAGTTCTATTAAAGATTGCCAAAAGCCAACAATCCAGTTGATTTTTTAGTCGACTAGGAATATAATGTATATATATGGACATTGAATTAGCAGATCATTATGATCGAATGAACAAGGTAGTCTCAGAACTACTAAAGGGTAATAACCCTACTCAGATTGCCACCCTAACGGGTTTTAAACGGGCAGAGGTCTTAGAGTATATAGAAGAGTGGAAGCAGGTCGTTAGAAGCGATTCTGGGGCTCGTGAGAGGGCAAAGGAAGCCATCTCTGGGGCAGACCAACACTATGCCATGCTTATTAAAGAGGCTTGGAAGACCGTAGAGGACGCAGACACTCAGGGTCAATTAAACGTAAAAGCAACGGCATTAAAGCTAATTGCTGATATTGAAGGCAAGCGTATAGGTATGCTTCAAGAGGTTGGCCTATTAGATAACGCAGAGCTTGCTACACAATTAGCAGAAACAGAACGCAAGCAAGATGTTCTTGTAAAGATTTTAAAAGAAGTTACAGCAACATGCCCTAAGTGTAAGCTAGAGGTGGCAAAGAGACTGTCCCAAATTACTGGAGTAGTTGAACCAGTTGTAATAGATGCAGAGCAGGTAAGTGGATCTTAATTTCAATGATCTGATAGATATACTCGATGGCGAAGAATTTGATGAGAGGCCAGTCGACCTACAGACATTTGTAACAAGTCCAGATTATCTTGGGCTTCCGCCACTTTCAGATAATCAATATACATTAATTGAAAAGTCTTCTCAGATTTATAAAGAGTCCACGCTAATTAAATTGTTTGGGGAAGAAGAAGGTAAGCGTAGATTTAAGCAAACATGCAATGAGGTTATTGCACAATTGGGTAAGGGTTCTGGAAAAGATTATTGCTCAACCATATCTGTATCGTATATAGTATATTTACTATTATGCCTCAAAGATCCAGCAACCTATTATGGTAAGCCACCTGGAGACACTATCGATATTATTAATATTGCTGTTAACGCACAACAGGCAAACAATGTTTTCTTCAAAGGTTTTAAAACACGCATAGACAGATCACCTTGGTTTATTGGAAAGTATGATCCCAAAGCTTCTGAAGTTAGATTTAATAAAAATGTAAACGTATATTCTGGACACTCTGAGCGTGAAGCATTCGAAGGTTATAACGTAATCGCTGTAATCCTTGACGAAATTTCTGGCTTTGCCACAGAGAACACAACTGGTCATGACCAAGCAAAGACTGCTGATGCTATTTATGATATGTATCGTGGATCTGTTGTATCTCGTTTCCCAGACTACGGTAAGGTTATTCTGCTTTCATTCCCCCGCTTTAAGAATGACCCTATTCAAAAATTCTATGATTCAGTGGTGGCGGAAAAAGAAACTATTATTAGAAGCAAGACAATGAAGATGGACGATAACCTTCCAGACGGTACAGAGGGAAATGAGATAACAGTTGAATGGGAAGAAGACCACATCGTATCTTATACTATCCCTAAAGTCTATGCCTTGAAGCGTCCCACATGGGAGATTAACCCAACTAAAACAATTGAGAATTTTAAGGTAGAGTTCTATAAGAATATGCCAGATGCTCTTAGTCGTTTTGCTTGCATGCCACCAGAAGCAGTAGATGCATTCTTTAAATCTCGTGAAAAGATTGAAAAGGCATTTAGTAATATGGCTCTAGCAATTGACTCATTCGGCAGACTTGAGCCATGGTTTGCGCCAGATCCAGATAAAGAATATTTCTTGCATGTTGACTTAGCGCAAAAACATGACCATTGTGCCGTTGCTATGTCTCACGTAAACAAATGGGTAAATGTAAAAGTAACAGACACATATTCGCAGGCTGCTCCAATTGTAGAAGTTGATGCGGTTAGATATTGGACTCCAACATCAGATAAGTCTGTAGACTTTACTGAAGTTAAAGATTATATACTAAGCCTAAGATCAACTGGATTTAATATACGTGTCTGCACATTTGACAGATGGAATTCTCATGACATGATGCAACAATTAAAGGCATACGGAATTAATACAGAAACATTGTCTGTAGCCAAAAAGCATTATGACGATATGGCTATGGTAGTTCTAGAAGAAAGATTAACTGGACCACACCTACCGCTTTTGATAGATGAATTGTTACAGTTAAAAATTATGAGAGATAGAGTTGACCACCCAAGAAAAGGATCTAAGGACTTAGCAGACGCAGTCTGTGGATCTATTTATAATGCTATTAGTAGAACTAAGTCTAGTAGTATAGGGGAAATAGAGGTCCATACATACGATAGTTTTAAGAGAGATACTGAGCAGGAGTATGCAAGAAGCATGAATGTTATAGAAGCCCCTAGAATGCCTAAAGACTTGGCGGATGTAATAGAAGGAATGGAAATAGTATGAGCGTATATCAAGATAAAGCTAAAGAATGTAAATGTTGTGGTAAGCATGTCCCATTGCCAACAACCCTAAAGGAGTATAATGGTACTATGCTCTGCCCTACCACGTTTGCTAACGTGGTGGAATACAAAAGAATATGGAAGGCTTCTGGCACTAGACCGCCTGGAAGTATTAGAAAACATTTCTCTGATTATGTACAGCAATTAGTTGAAGTGACTATTGACAAGAATGATGACGGCACAATACAATAGGCTATTCGCAACAGTAGCCAAGTTGGTTAAGGCCCCGAACTCATAATTCGGTTATCGTCAGTTCAAGTCTGACCTGTTGCACAGGAGGCAAAATGGAAAACCATGGAGATTCAGAAGACGAAAAAATGGCATACTATTTAGAGATAGGTGCTATAGAGTTAGCTGGAGTAGATGAAAGCGGAGAGATGATCTTTGCTATAAATGAAATTGCTGAAGAAATTGCCCCAGAATTATGGGAAGCGCATACACAATATGTCGATAAGACTTTAGTAGAGTTATATGAGGCTGGATATATTAAGGTAGACTATAATGAAAATTTAGAAGCAATGATTAGTCTAAGCCAAGAAGGTTACGAAATTGCAAAAGAAAAAGGCATACTGCCAATAGATATGCCAGAAGCACCAAATAATTAGGAGGAAATATGCCATACGATGTAAAACAAGGAGCAGCAGGCTGTAAAGGTTGGGCTGTAGTAAATGATAAAGGCGAACTTAAAGGTTGCCACCCGTCTAAATCTAGAGCTCAGGCACACCAACGAGCCCTATATGCAGCAACTGCAAATGAAGAAAAAATGAAAGATAAAAAGCGAATCTTGTAATTCAAAATACAGTTTGCTAT